CCTCGCCCTGGTGCGCTGCATGTACGAGGTGGGGGAGTTTGATTACAGCTTCGGTGGTGAGCGCAAGCGCCCCAAGCGTAAGGAATTCCTCAGCTCCGGCGACGGCGACACGTTCTATGTGGGCCAGTCCAGCAGCGAAAAGCAGCTGCGCGTGTACGAGAAGGGTAAACAGCTCGGCGACCCCGACAGCCCGTGGGTTCGCTGGGAAATGCAGATGCGCAGCAGCACCCGTAAGCGGATCTCTCTTGACGTCTTGAGTACCCCGCTTGACTACATGCGCGGCGCATATGAGTGCTTGGACTTCGTTGCTTCCTGTGTAGCCCGCCTTGTGGTCACAGAGGAAGCAACAAAGGCCACGTTTAAATCTGTGGTTCGTCACGCAAAGCGGATGTACGGCGCAACGTTTGACCAGGTCATGCGGATCGCACCTTCACCGGAGCAATTCAACGAATTTATGCAGCTGATGAGGACCGACAAGGTTCCTCGGTGGGCGAAAACGGGGCGTCTCAACTGGGCGGACGTACCCGGCCTAATTCCATGCCCGGATATTCAAGAGGAAATCAGCTATGGCGCTGAATGATGATGTGATTGTTGAAGTGTTTCCCGGCTCAGTCGATGAGCGCTCCGGTACGTTCAAAGACGATTCTGGCGAACAGCGCGAATACACGACACGCAAGCAGGCCGGCAAGCTCGAAACCATGGGCTTCGCATACCCGTATGAAATCCGCCTGGACAAGGGTCAGGCACCGTTCGCGCCGGGTCGTTACCGGATGGTCGTGGGCAAGATGCTGACGGTGAACAAGGGCGCTCACAACGTCAGCAAATTTCCGGTCCTTGAGCCTATCAAGGGGGCCTGATCATGCCTGGACCCACTCTCTACATCGCCTGCAACGCAGAGGATTACGTCATCCAGACGGGCGAGTGTGTCCAGCCTTACTACGCGCTGCCGCCCAGTTTTCTCCCTCATTTGAGTTATTCCGATGGCCTGCAAATTTCGTGGGCGATCGTGGGGGTGTGGGCGCTGGCCGTTGGGTTTCGGCTGCTGGTTCGTACAGCCGACGCCGCAAAACAGTAGCGAACCAACTACAACCCAAAAGGGGATAGAAATGAACTTTCGCAATCAGATGAAGAAGTTTGGTTCCACCTTCGGCCCGAAAATCAAGGGCACGTATGGCAAGGCTGTTACTGCGGTCGGTGCCACGCTTGCTACCGGCATGGCGTTTGCCCAGGACAGCTTGGGTGCCGCAGCGCTTGCCGAAGTCGGTGGCATTCGTACCGATGTGTCCGCGATCCTGAAGGTGCTGGTCGGCATCGTTTTCCTGCTGGTCGCTTTCATGTACCTCAAGCGCGCCAAGTAATTTGGCAACGCGTTACCAAAGGGCCGGGGTGGGCCCTTTTTCCTTTCTGCTCGGGAGTGAAGCATGGACGGTTATTGGATCATTATTGCAATGCTCGGCGCCTTCTGGCTTGCGTTTTCAAAGGTATGAACGTTCGATTGGTGTTTGGTCTCTTCGTTGTCCTTCTCTTAATGTTGGGTGTTCGTAACGCATCCGCTCAGACGGTGCCATCTAGCGATGCGTGCAGACCTGCCGACAAATGCAGTCAGCCAGCCGCGTACTCCGTGTGCATGAGTACAGCTTCGGTAGCGCTTGCCAGGGCTAAGCAGATGAGTCCCAACGGCAATTTTACGGGTACTGCATGTGCTGCTGTTCCCAGTGACGGGCATGGGCCATTTTATCGGTGTCAGATTCTGGTTCCCGGGTCCTGGACGAGTTGTGGCACATACGTCACGCAGTTTGATTATTTCTATGACGTTAATGGGTCGTGTGCAAAGCAGCCGTCACTTCGGAACGTTGCTTATCAAGGCGCTACGTACTGCCAAAGTGGTTGCGTTTATGAGCCTGATGACGTAGCGCAATCAGATCCCAATAGCGTTGATTTTAGTTTTTTCAATTCTCCTAGCACGATTCGTTCGGCTAAGCGAATGCGGCCTACTGGTGGCACTTGCCAGTCGTTGCCAGATCCTCCGGAGAAACAGCCTGATGTTTGTGCTACGCAAGGAACCCTGACGCAGTGCGTTACTCCTGAGGGCAACCACTGTGCCCAGTCGAGTAGTGGCAAGAAGTTCTGTTGGGAGCCTAAGGAGCATGGGACTAAGACGTCTGGCAATGAGGCGATGACTAAATCGCCCGCTGACAAGCCTGTGAATATTCCACCCGTACCGCCAAAAAATGGCGGTGAGTGGGAAAAGAAAGAACAGGTCACGATGTCAACGACGATCAATAACGTAACGGATAACTCAAAGATCACCAATCAGCTTTCCAGCTACGGCAGCGGCGGCAGCGGCGCATCCGGCGGCGGGGCGTCTGGTCAGCCGAATGCGGGCAGTGGCGACGGTGGAGGTAAGGGCCAGGGCGAGGGCGAAGGTCCTGGTAAGGGTGATTTCGGTACGGTAAGCGGTGGCGGCAGGTGCGATCAGACGTTCAGTTGTTCGGGTGGTGATCCTGTTCTTTGTGCGATCGCAACGCAGCAGTATTTAGCGCGTTGTGAGGCCTCAGATAGAGCCGCGGGTGGTGATGGTGTAGGCGATTTCCCTGGCGGCGGGGATTCTCATGGAGACCCCAATCCTGAGGACTACAACAGGACGGTAAAGGTTGGAATTTCCATGCTGGATACAGGCGGGTTAGGCATGTCGAACCAATGCCCTCGCTTCGACGTTGGTCAGACAAGCTGGGGCGATTTCTCGCTTGATCAAGAGTCGTTTTGCGAAATTCTCGCTGTTGCCAGGATGTGCCTTTTGTTCATCGGTGCGTTTATGGCTCTCGGTATTCTGATGGGTTGGGGAGGGAAGGACTGATGTGGGACACCGTTAAAACCATACTTGTCGGCTATTCCGGCCACTTTCTTAGCATGCTGAAAACTGCTGCTTCTTTTATCGTCGCTCGGGTGCTTGCTGCCTTCGGTCTTACGTGGGTCACCTATTTTCAGGTGTTGCCAGAGGTGAAGGATTTTGTTCGCGGCTATACGTCCGCGTTGTCCGGCAACGTGTCGCAGCTCGCTGGCGCCATGGGCGTTGATGTTTTCATTGTGATGATTCTGAGCGCGTGTGTTGCGAAGTACGGCATGCGCGCTTTTTTGGTCGGCATTGATCAGCTGCAACGCATGATCGGCAACGCAGGGGGCTGATATGTACTACCAATTTACCGGGCAACCTGGTCACGGAAAAACCGTTCTCGGCATTGAACGCGCTCTTGAGATGAAGGCCAAGGCCGATAAGCTCCATGCTCAGGATCCGGATAAGCATCCGCTGCGGGAGCTGTATGTGTGCAACGTCCGGGATTTTGACCACGGCGCCGCACATGCGTTGCCGTTGTCGCCCGAAGAGCTGAAGGGCTGGGCTGATCACCCTGACTATTTGGATCGCATCGCTGAGTTCAAGGACTCGCCGCGTTACCTGGGCGCCGGCGGCGTCAAGGAGCGTGAGGAAGCGTTTCAGTTCTTTATGGAAACTTCTGAGATGCAGACGCTCGCTAATGAGCGCATCAATCCGGCGTTTGAGAACGCTATTATTTTGGTTGATGAGGCCTACGAAAGCGGCATGTTTCCGCGCCGCCCTGCCGGTAGGTTCTTGCCCAGGCATGTCGAGCGGGTCGCTAAGCATCGGCATTTCGGCATCGACTTCATCATGATCTGCCAGTCGCCAAAAAAGCAGATGGATGATTTTTTGCACGACTTGATCGAAGAGCACTATCACGTGCGCCGCCGTTTTGGTCTTCCGTTCGTGCATATGAAGCGCTGGGATCGTTTTGAGTCCAATCCCGATAAGGCTGTGCCGTTGACAACAACACGGCGCAAGTACCCGAAGCACGTTTTTAAGCTGTACACCTCGACAAAGTACGACACCAGCGAAAAGCGTGTTCCCTGGTACTACTGGGCGGCCGGTGCTTTGGCGCTGTGGGTCGCGTATTCCCTCTGGTTCGCGAAGGAACGCTTCGACAATCGGCTCTCAGGAACCAATACACCGGAGGCCGCAGCGAAGGGCCTAGGAGTCGACGGAGCGCGAGCGACGGGGGCGACGACGAACCGTAGCGAAGGCCGACGCGACAGAGGAACCCAAGAGCAATATGTCGAATCGTTTACGCCGCGTGTGCCTGGGCAGCCGTGGTCCGCAGCTGCATACGATGGCCTGTCCGTACCTGGTGAACCGCCACGGGTGTTTTGCATGGTCGCCGGTCCTGGCATTGATGCTCAGCTTAATTCCCGGGAGCTGAGTTGCGGCTGTAAGACGGAGCAGGGCACAACTTATGAGATGGACTTCGATACGTGCGCGACCATTGCTCGCCACGGCCAGTACGAGCCGTTTTTAGCTTCACGTAAGGGGGATGGGTATCAGGAGAAGGGCGCGCCCCCTGTTGAGGCGCCTGCGCGTAGATCGGATAATTCCACCTCGGTCATTGGCTTTACGCCTGGCGCTCGTGCAGACGTGTTTCCTCGGAACCCTGCCGCAACAATCAGTGGCTACACCGGGCCGACTACAACCCTGTGATTCAATTGGTAACAGTTACTTATATCAAAGCACCATTAGCATTGTGTAACGCGTTACTTTATTATTGGATCATGATCATATGTCAGGAATTAAGTAATGCGTGACGAAAAAGACACGGCAACACTTGAACTCATTCCTGCAAAGCGCGGCCGGCCATGCCTGGATAGCGAAAAAGGCCCGATGAGTGCTGCCGAAAAGCAGCGGCGCTACAGAGAGTCGAAGCGCAAAGAGGTCTATTTCCTTCGCGCTGTGGCCGGCAAAGAGCGGGGTTTCATCGCGGAGCAATCTGATCAGGACATCGTTGCTGCCATATCCTTGGATCTGTCATTCAAGCAGAGGGCGCCTTCCGCTGCGCATCACGCCAAGCGCCGTATCGCCGCCCTGGTCGCTGAGTTGTCTAGCCGTTACCCTCAGAAAAAGTGACGGAGCATCAAATGTGTATTTTCGGCATGATTTTTGTTGGATACGTCATCGTCATGGCTGTTATCGTGATCGTCCCGATAGAGCTTAAGCTTCACAGATATAAGAGGGCGCCGAAGGTTGGGTCCGCTGCCTGGCACGCCTTTGAGGCGGATCGTTACGACAAGTTGCTTGCGAAAGCCCGCCGCGCGCGTAGACCTGATGCTGATCGCATTTGGTCCCTCGGTTCCAGCGCTTCTTATCATCGCCAGCGTGCCCAGGTTGTAGGGGCATAGCCCCTACGGTCACGCTTCACGCTTCACCCGCGCCGGCGTTGTCTCAGCGTCTGAGACAGTAGGATCACATTCGATTCATCCGCACCCCCGAGCTGGCCACCCCTGATAACCCGCTCTTGCTCCATCATCGATCGCCATTCCTTGGCGATGTTGCAGGTCAGGGACCACCAGCGCATATCGCATGGTTCCAGGTCGTAGCCCTCGGGCGTCCAGAGTTTGTGTCCCTGAAAGCCGAAACCGGCCCAAGGGCCGGTCAGTTCAATCCTGTCGTACGTGTCCAGCTTCATGCCGCCAGCTCATCCTTCTTGGGTGGACGCCCGGGGAGGCAAGAGCTGAGCCAGAGCCACAGCCATCGGAGCCGACCTCTTGCCATTTCGCATAATGTATAAAGCGTGGTGGCCTGATAGCCTGATTCTGCCGCCTGTACGTGCGCGGGCGAGGCGAGCCCTACCCCTACCGCTAGGGTCATTGCAACTGCCGCCAAACGCTTTGCTAGCGACGCCCACGCTTTTCCAGCCTTACCGTCTGCCCGTACAGCTTTGATGGCAACAAGCCATTGGACCGGGTCGTCTCCGGCCATGATTGCCATCTCTGCGATGTGCTCCTCGTCTGGGTAGGCATCTCCGTTCCGCCACTTAGAAACGGCTTGTCTGTGCACCCCAAATTGGGCCGCTAAAGCACTATCCGAAGCTATTCCGGCGCGCTGCCGCGCCTTGTCGATTAGTGTCGCCACGATGCTCATGTCCCGTACCTAGTTGACAAAATGTCCCGCAATCAGGTTACATGCGCACCGTCCCCTATACACGGGACACCCTCTCCGGGCGCACCCCCGCCCGAGAGGGTCTTTAGGGTAGGGGAGGGGATACACATGGAAATCGAACAGCTTGCGGCATACCCGCTCTGGAAGATCTACCGCGCACGCCGCGGCTGGCGCGCTGCCGGTAACGCCGATTTAGTTGCTCTCGCAGATGCTGCGATTGAGCGTCGCATCGCAATTGTTGGCGGTTGCGCATGAACCCCCTCCTTGTCCTGGTAATGCTCGCAGCCGTCCTGAGCTTCTCTCTGGGCACTTCACGTCTCTTTGGCTGGGTCATGGCTCGACGCGATGCCCGGATCGACGCTGCGTATCGCTCCGCGCGTCTGTTGGCCATTGCTCGGGCTGAGGTGCGCGGTGGCTGACGGCGGCAGCTTGTCGAGACTCCCCTCGTCTAACAGGGGAGTCAGTCGTTCAGGTAGCAGCGATGCCCGTCGTGAGGCACTGGCCCGTGGCCGTGAACGCCGCGGCCCTGCAGAAGCCGAACTCCGCAAGGCGGCCGAATCCGAGTCCAGGACATGGGCTGGCATCGACTGGCTGGCCGGCTCGGTTGATTTGTGGGATTTACTGGACGCCTGTGGTTGGCGAGCCAAGGTCAAGAGCATCTCCGGTGAAGTCGGCGATGTCATGAGCCTGGATGGCTTGGCCACTTACCTGCGCGCCTTCGGTCCAAAGCCCAAGGACGAAACTGAAGCTGGCGATGATGGCGAGTTGATCACCGGTCGTCGTGTGCAGTTCGTGCCTGCGGATGCGGTGATCGTTAGCATCGTACAGGCGGCATTCCAGTACCTGTTTGCAGGTAGCGGACTGACGCTTGGCGTCGATGCGGGCCCGGGCTCGTTCTACGCCTACAAGTTCGCGCTGACCAACGTGTGGGGCGATTTCGCAGGCTCCATCGAAGTCGGTGGCCAGCTGACCCAGCGCAAGGGCGGACGGCCCTCCCTGCGCTTCGAACTGACCGGCCTCGGGTGTGGGCTATACGAGCAGCGGGGCGATGTGAGCGCAGACCACGCGGAGCGGTGGTGCGCGCTTCGAGCAAAG